CCTGCATGCGCATTTGCGCATGCAGGGTTCATCGAGTTGCCGGATTAACTTCCGGCCAGTTTGGCTTTTAAGAGGTCAGCCTCTTATATTGCTACCGATGCTTCCTGGGGGTCAGCCCCCTTGAAGCATGATTTGAATCGAATTAAACACTTTTATGCAAGTACGACGGAATTAAACTACCCGTCATCGACCTTGGGAGGTCAATAAATATACCCGCGTCGACCTTGGGAGGTCAATAAATATACCCGTATCGACCTGAGAAGGTCAATAAATATATCTACAAACTTTGTTTAAGAGATAGGAAATAAATCTATAAAAATAAATTCTATCCAATGTGTTGTAATTTTGTCGGTCTGTAGCCGACACTATATTTGTTATATGTTTAAACGAAGTGATTCCTTTTGAGGAATTATACTACTCACATGCACCTAATGAGAGTTAAAGCTGTAATTAACAGCAGGATAGGTGGTTGCCAACCACCTATTTCTTATTTTTGGCAAGTCCTAGAATTTGGATATCATATTTGATAATAAATCCGTTACTTGAGTAATACGAAAATTACTAAATGCTAAGCTTGGCTAACAATTACGCGACAGCTATTCGTAGCAGAAGCATGATCGAGGGAGACGATCAATGGGTGTTCTTTATATTCTATTCAGATAGATTAATTGTGAACTTAATCTCACGCGACCTTGTAATGAGGTAGAGATTTCTCTGGCTTGGAAACCAGAGAGTACGTGCACGGTATGGAGCAGTGGTCTTTTAGATCAATTATGTTCTGTCTAGAATTTTAGAACCAAATGGCAAATGATTACCAGAAGTGGCGTTCAAACGGCTTCTTGGCATTGCCATTCCCACCCCAATTTCAAATCCGAAGGCTTGAGGATGATATTTGGGGTTAAGTTTTAGCCTTTTTAAGGTTAGTTTGAAGACCTGGCGCTGAGGTAATGGGTTAATAGCCCCCTCAGCATCAATACAGCAATGAAGTTACTAATAGCGTAAACTTTTCCAGAATTAAATATTTATTTGATTACCAGACGCAACCATGCGTATTAGAAAATGGTAGCCGTCGGCTTTTACAGGTGACCCCCCCTCTTTTTGAGAGACATCATTTTACGAAAGAAATCTCACATTTCCAAGTTCCCGGAGTTTCTCATTATGTTCCATTGCCAAAGAGGAAAATTAGGAAGGAAACCAAACGTCCAATCAGAGATTATCAACCCCCCCCACAAGCACTTTTGGAAGCTTGGCTCTGTATTTTGTTGATGTTTTCTTTTCTAGAGATTTTTCATTGTTTTTGTCCTTTTGCTTGTGTTGCATTCACTGCAATATACGCAATCTTTTCATATGCTTGTTATTCTACTCTTAGATTATTCAGATGCATTTACAAAAGGGCAAGACGACCTGTGTTAGATCCTCAAATGGGTTATATGAGAGTCGACCCGTATGTCAAAGAAGCCATTCAAGTCTGGTGTCTCTTTGAAACATTGCGTGATTCCAAAACAAAACGTGGTATGATTGCAGCAATTGCACAGTACTTACAATCCCATGTTCAGGATTCATTGCCATTATATGTTTATAGACAGCTTACTAGATCTTCTTATGTCTCCGATTGGACTAGTCTTGATGGTACTTCACAAATTGAGGAGATGATTGAGACAGCTTTTGGAACTGAATCTTCACATGATGGTCATTTTGAAATGAGGATTTTGGACCCGCAAGATGGTTCGATTGATGCCGTTCCTTGGTTTGAGTCTATGGATAGTGCCTTTACTAATTGGCAAGAATTTCGTAACTCGACCATAGCTAAGCGTTTCACTCATTTGATTAACATCATTGTCTCTGCTGGTATGTGTTCAACTGCCAATCTTGATTTTAAGATGGGAAATGTGACTTTGTTTTCTCCAATCATCATTAAGAAGCAGTTAGCCGCAGGTGATGTTTTTGAAGCTTTTTATGAGGCTGTCTCTGGTTTTATGAAAGGAGGTTGGCGTGTTTTTCAGACTGGTGAAGTCTCATCGTTCTTTATTGAGGATGACAAGTTTACTCAGTTTGATAGCATGTACAATGAGATTCGTTCTTGGCACGGATATGCATTGACTGGCAATTTGACAAAGTACACTGACATTGATGAAAATGAATATGAAAATCGGCTTAAAAAGGCCATTGAGTTTGGTGAAAATCTACTTAGATCGATCAAGCGTACTCAACCTTTTGAGCGGAAATACATTTCAGATAGATTAGATCGTATAAGGGATAATGAAACAGAATTCACTCAACTTCGTACAAGAGGAGGATTGCGCGTTTCACCCTTTGCAGTGTGTTTATTCGGTCAGTCTGGTGCAGGGAAATCGACCCTTACCAATTTGACAGTGAATGCTGGTTTAGTCTATAACGATCTCAGTGCAGAGAAAGATAGGATTGCAACATGGGCTGACAATGACAAATATGCGTCTTCAGTACGCTCCCATATCAATGCTATTATTTTCGATGATTTTGCCAATACCAAGGAACAATTCATGGATTTTTCTCCAGCTTATCGCTTAATTCAGGTTATCAACAACATCAAATACTTAGCTCCAATGGCAGATGTTTTTCTAAAAGGGAAGGTTTCTATAAATCCCTATTTCTGTCTTGTCTCGACAAATGTTGAACACTTGAACGCTGCGTTATACTCCAATGAACCTGAATCTGTCTTGCGTCGACTTTATCATGTAGTTGTGGTACCCAAAAAACGGTTTCGCACTCATGGTACTCTTGATAGAGATAAAGTTGAGGCAGAGTTTGGTGTCAATCCGTGTCCAGATGCTTGGGATTTGACAGTGAGATACTATGAAGTTCAAAATGTTTCTTATGTCAATCCCGATGCTTTTAAACCAGTTATTTTTGATGGTAAACCTTTGATTGACATTTCAGTCCACGAATATTTGAGATGGGTTCAACTGGAATCAAAGAGACATTTTCAAAAGGAGTACAGTATGATTGAGTCCCAGAGTTCTATTCCTAATAAGTGTGAACACTGTGGATTAACTTATTGTAAATGTACTGGCAGTTTCTTGCAACAACTTGCCGAACAATCAGAAGATCCGGAAAAACCTCTTTTGGATGTTCAGTCTGGCATTGTCCCTTCATACAGATCATATGTGTCCAATTTCTTTCACAGAAGGTCTGTTGTTTTGAAAGAGTATTTTGAGAATGCAAAAACTTCAACTGTCCTTGCATCTGAGTCAATTTGTTCTACTCTAGATACCATTGATTTCTTGCCAGAGAGTGTCATTTGCCATCCAAGGATTTTGCAATTTGGTCTCATCTTTTGGAGAGAGAGCATCAAGCAATCTCTCATTGCTGGGAATGCTTTGATATTTCTTTTTATGCTTTTCTTATGTTATGGGATTCCTGTATTGTCTGTATGTTGGATTGTTTTTGCAATGCTCATCATGTATGTGTACACTTGCGCCACTATTCAGACTTATAGGTTGATGATTCGAAGTCGTATACTTGAACTTAAAGATGTCGTTCAGACTTATACACGACGTTGGCAATTCAAGTATGCATTGATAGGCATGGGAGCAATTGCTCTTATTCTTTCAGTTATGAAGTCTCGTTATACTGAATTGAATGCCCAATCCACTTTGAATCCTGATTCATTTGAAGAAGTTCGGAAACGTAATGATGCAGATAATCCTTGGTTAATGGTAGAAACTGATCCTGTCCCTATGCCTGAGCCTTGTAAGACAACAACTTCTAGTAATCTTGCAAAAGCATTAAAGACAAATTTGATTGGTATTATATCGGAAGGTGGAAGAACTACACTGGGTTTCTACGTGATGTCCAATTTCCTGATGCTTCCGACTCATTTCATAGATGCCCATCCAGATGAAGATATAAAGATCCGATGTTATAAAAAAGCTGAAGAGAAAGTTGGTTCATATTTCAGGGACAAAATTTCAAGAGCTTATACTGTTTCCATTCCAAACACGGATTTTTCAATTGCATTTATCACGAGTGGTGGTTCTATGAAGGATTTCCGCAAGTTCCTTCCCATCAATCCTATTTTTCCGCGTATGCCTGCACGTTTGGTAACTAGGAATACCAAGGATGATGATATAACAATTCTTCCTACACTTACTGAGTCTACAAGTGAAGTGAGACATTCCATGTGTACTTTTTATGGAATGTATTATAATTTGCCTGTTGAGACTAAAGAAGGAATGTGTATGTCACCACTTATTTCTGATGGGAAAGGTTCTACAATTCTTGGTTTCCATCTTGGTGGAAAAAGAAGACTTGGCGGGTGTGGTGTTGTCACTGCATTTGAAGTTGAACGTGCGTTGAATGAATTGTCTAATCGTGACGGAGTTGTTATGTCAGCATCTAGCGGTGTTCTTGAACCTGAGATGGGTACATTTCCAATGGAAACAATGGGTAAACCGACTATTGAAGGTAATGAGATTCATCCAAAGAGTGCATTGAACTTTTTGACAGATGGTGCATTTGTGGAAGTTTATGGACAGACCTCAGGCAAGGCCACTCCTCATAGCAATGTCACTCCAACTATGATTTCTGAAGCTGTAGAAGAAGTTTTTGATGTACCACAAAAATGGGGCCCACCTAAGATGAAAGGTAAAGGTAGGTATCCATATCAAGAACATCTTAAGCACGCATCAAATCCAAGTCTTCCAATTGGCAGTGTACTTGCTAAAGCTGTTGCTTCTATGAAAGGATTGACGAAAGGTTTAAAGCAAAAGATTCCTGAGTTGTTTACTGCAAAACCACTCTCTCGGGTGGCAACCGTAAGTGGACTTAAAGGCGAGAGATTTATAGATGCTATGAACTTCTCATCTTCTCCTGGTTTTCCATTGAGTGGTTCGAAACATCCTCTTGTTGTTGATCTTGACCCTAAAGATTACCCAGAGTGTGGTAAACCCCGCACATTTGTTGATCCTATTTGGGAAGAGTTTGACAAGATTTGTGGTATATTGAAGAGCGAGAAGCGATGTTATATGATTTGGAAGTCTTGTTTGAAGGATGAAGCCACTAAGTTGAGTTCAGACAAAGTCAGGGTTTTTCAGAGTGCTCCACTTGTTTTGCAACTAATAATCCGCATGTATTTTCTTCCAATTGTTCGAATTATTCAAATGAATCCTATTTTATTTGAGTGTGCCGTAGGAGTCAATGCGGAAGGTCTTGAATGGGATGAACTTTGGGAAGCTGCAATGAGTAAAGGGAAAGATCGAGTTCTTGCAGGTGATTATAGTAAGTATGATATTCGTATGCCAGCACAAGTCACTATTGCTGCGTTCGATATTCTCATTGACATTGCTGAACATTGCTCTGGTTACACTGCAGAGGACATTCATCTTATGAAAATGGTAGTACATGAGGTGGTTTACCCAGTTATGGCGCACAATGGTGATTTGATTCAGTTGTTCGGAACTAATCCTTCAGGACAAAATTTGACAGTCATCATTAATTCTCTCGTCAACTCATTGTTATTGCGATGTTGTTTCTTTACTCTCTATCCTGATCTCAATTTTAAGGAACATTGTTCTTTTTTGACATATGGTGATGATCTATTTGGTACCGTGAGTGCGTTTTGTTCGAAGTTCACTCATATAGCCTTTGCCGAGTGGTTGGCTCTGCATGATATGGTTTTTACAATGCCAGATAAAGAATCAGATCCAGTACCATATATGACTGAGAGTGATGTGGATTTCCTCAAAAGGAAGAGTGTCTACAATGAAGATCTTGGTCAAAAAGTTGGTTTATTGTCAGAAGAATCGATTTTCAAACGCTTGCATGCTCATTTACTTTCCAACGAATTGACTTTGCCAATGCATAGTGCCGAAAATATTCAAAGTTCTTTACATGACTGGTTTTTCTATGGTCGTGAAGTCTTTGAGGACAGACAGGCAAAATTGAAGAAAGTAGCTGAAAAGTGTGATATTGTCCATATTTGTCCAGCATTGAATGTTTCCTATGATAAGTGTGTGAATAGATGGAGACATAAGTACCTTGGCGAAGAATTGTTAGAGCCAGAAGAAGAATTGGAGATTTTGGAGCCCCAATGTGGAACAGATGTTTTTGTTGAGACGTATGATTACTTGGATCATTGTAGAGGATCTGCTCATCAACCTCGTTTTTGGTGGGAATTTATTCTCATGGGTCTTAATTCAGGCATTTTAGCTATCATTCCATATTGTATTACGAAAGGATGGCTCACTGTAGAGTATTTTCCTCGCAAACCATCTGTTTGGACGATGCTGTATGTTGTCTATTGGACAGGTGGATTCTCCATTAAGGGCACATTTCAACTCGTTTTGTTGATTTTGAATGTGATGTTGTATACACATTTCATACCAGCATTGTCGTGGTTGATAAATGAGTTGCTCTAAAGAAGGTTTGTGGGGTCCTTGGAAAACCCCACACTTAACCAGTTGCCAATCTGGTTTCTACGGAATAGCAAAATTGGCGTGTATGTATGGATACCAATGTATTTATATTTTTGTGTAATTTAGTGTTTGTATATTAGGCTTTGTACACGTAGACATTCCCCTCGTGGAATACCCCTATTTAGGGGATCAGTTAGTCACTGAATGTAAATTAGACCATCTCTTGCACTGAGCAATGCTTGAGAATTGTAAATTATCGCTTACTAAACAAAAATGTATTAATAATTCCGTCGAGTGCAAAATGTACCCGACAATCTTCGATATCTTGTGTGACCTCAACAAGTATAAAATTAACCCCAATCGCTTCGACAAACTTTGGCAAAAGCATCGAATGGAGCTGGGTAAACGAGTGTCTTTCTTTGATGGAAGGGAGATACCACCAGCGTCCCCCCAACTCAGTTCTATTCCTGAAGCGTGTTGTGTGTTAGAGGTACAAAGTGGCGAGGATGCCACAACTTCCGACAATAGTATTTTTAAAGCCGGAACAAAATCGGAGTATGAGAACGTACAATTCTCCGATCAACATGATCCATATGAGTATGATGTAGAATCTGCCTTGGATCCAACTCGTAAATTGCAAGACACGAGTGACACAAGTCTTGCTGATTTCTTCTCACGTCCCATTAAAATAGCTGAAGAAGAGTGGATAACAGGAGCTTCGTTGGATTTTGATTTTAATCCTTGGGCATTGTATTTTAATAACCCAAGAGTAACGAATCGTATAACGAATTACAATCTTTTGAGAGCCAATTTGAGAGTGAAGGTTCTCATTAACGGTAATGGATTTCAGTATGGCCGAATGATGATGTCCTATCTACCACTTGCCTTCTATGATTCTCTTTCCACTATGTCATCTTTAGTTAGAGAAGACCTTGTTCAAGGGTCCCAAATGCCACATATATTCATTGATCCCACTACTTCCACTGGTGGTGAAATGAAATTACCGTTCTTTTGGCATAAAAATTACCTAGACATTCCCAATGCCGATTGGGATTTTATGGGTCGTTTATTTTTCCGGACTTTGAACCCCCTTGCTCATGCAAACGGTGCTACTGATAAAGCAACTGTTACTGTATTTGTATGGGCTGAGGATGTTGAGACAAGTGTGTTAACTTCAGTTGATACTACAACTCTCACTCCACAATCAGGTGAAATTGAAGAGGCAAACAAAACCGGAATGGTTAGTGGACCAGCCACTACTGTAGCTAAATATGCTGCGTATATGAGTGGTGTACCATATATTGGTCCGTTTGCCACAGCAACTGAAATTGGAGCTGGTGCTGTTGCATCTATGGCAAAGATTTTCGGTTATTGTCGTCCTACAATTACAAAGACACAAGATGAAATACGTCCGAATTTTGTTTCATCTTTAGCTCTAACAAATGTTCCTGATCATAGTCAGAAGTTGACAATAGATGATAAACAAGAACTCACAATTGATCCACGCATTGCTGGTATCGGTCCAGCCGATCCATTGAATGTAAGAGAAATTGCAAAAAGAGAATCTTATTTGACAACTTTTGCTTGGAATATAGGAACTGCACCTGATACATTGTTGTGGAATTCCAGAATAGATCCTGTCACTTGGGCGGAGAATACAACTGGTACCACGTCATATCATTTTCCTGCTTGTGCATTTGCAGCTATGCCTTTTGATTACTGGAAAGGATCTATGAAATTCCGTTTTCAAATTGTGTGTTCCGCGTTTCATAAAGGCAGATTGAAGATTGTCTATGATCCTAATTGGATTGATAGTTCAACTTATCTTACCTTTTCAGAATACAACACGAACTATTTAAAAGTTGTTGATATTTCAGAAGAACAGGATTTTACAATCGAAGTTGGTATGGGACAAGAATATTCTTTTCTTCCCCATGCTAGACCCGGTGTAGATCCTGTAACTAATGTATATTCTACTACGCGTTATGCTGTTGGTGGTAAGGGAAATGGTGTTATTGGAGTTTTGGTTGTAAATGAACTCACAACACCTAACAGTACTGTTTCCAATGACATTCAGGTTAATGTTTTTGTAT